GCAGCAGCTTTTCCAGCGCTTCACACAGCCGCTGCTGGTCGGGGTGGTTCACCCGTCCCATCGCGGTCAGCCGCAGCACTTGCATGATTTCGTCAGCTTTCACTGTTGTCCCTCAGTTCCTGGGCCATGTCGCGCAGCCATTGGGCGCAGGCCATCACTCGCGCCTGCTCAAACCCAGAGCAGATGGTCGGCAGCATGGCCCGGCGATCAAACTCGTCGGCCGCCTGATCCAGCAGGCCAATGGCGTCTTCCCGCGTCACCATCTCTTGCAGAAGCTGAATCACGCCGTCATCCTCTTTGGATAGGTCAGTTGCTTGGGCGCGTTGGGTTGCGGCTGCTCGTACACCACCGCCATCAGCCCGAAGGCGTCACAGTTGTGCACAACAGCCCCGTTCTCCAAAGAGAACCAATGGCCGTCAGGCACTGTGATGTCCCAAACGTCAGCTTTCTCGCTTAGCCGCTTGACGCTGGCGATACGCAGTTTCCCATTCGGCTTGCTTTCCACGCTCGCGGTAGGCTGCAGTCTTACATGCAGTGCTGCAATAAACCTGAGCATGCCCGCTCTTACGAATGAGAGCTTGGAACTCCACCTTGCACTGCGGGCAGCATTTCGGTTCGCGCTTCCACTTTGTCCACGATTGAGCGCGCTCGGCGTGCCGCTTGTGCCACTCTCTCCCCTCTGGAGATCGATGCCACTCTGCGGCTCTTTCTCTCGCCAAGTCGCCGATTCGGCTTTCCCCGTGCACCGATCCGGCCTTGCGAGAAATTCGTGCGTGCTCCTTAGCGTCAACGCACTCCAGGTTCTCAAGCCTGTTGTTTGAAACGTTGCCGTCCCGATGGTGGATGTGACACCCAGCAGGGATTGCACCGAATGCAGCAATCCACGCATCCCGATGCAGTCTGCTGCCACCTTTTGAGTAGTAGCGATCAGACGGCCAAATCCTGTACAGATGGCCTCTGAAATACTGCGTGATCCCATCAAGGACGACCGGATCAACGTACCCCTCGTTAGGGACTCTGCGGATCTCCACCCGCTCGCCGTCAAGAACAAATGATCCGGCGTGCATTTCACCGAATACCCGCTTGCGAACACTACCTCCACAAGTGGGGCAGCTTTCCTCGTTATGCGCGGGTGAATGTATTGTTTCCAGCCACATGGCGTTAGAACCTCTCCAACTTTTGGAAGGTCCATTATCCGACATGTTCCGTAACGCGTCAGCACCCGCGTGTCGGGATGGAAGCACGAATGCGAAGCCCAATCGTGTTCAGGACCAAGACCGATTCCTCGGGCTTCGTCCTTCTTTTCGTGATACCAGCCCAGCGCGTCAATGCCGGCCTGCGTCGTGCTCTCGTTGAACCACATCGCCGGGAATAGCCTGCGCACCGCCTCAATCCGCATCGAAGCAGCACCCTTGCCCTGGTTGGGGATCACCTCCACCGCGTACCCCGCAGCCTCCAGGGCCGAGCGGTACGAGGCGTCATGCACCTTGTCCTGCGTGTCGCCGTCGTGCGGAAGCCAGAACTGGCACTTGCCCGGCACGTAGCCTCGTTCGCGCATCCAGGTCAGATGTGTTCCGACCGGCTGGCCCTGCGCCTCGTAGTGGTCCAGCACGCGAATCTCGCGGCCGACAAACTGCGCGATCCAGATGACGAAGTTATCGGCCTTCGCCCCGGTCCCGCCGATGTCCACGAACGCCCGGAGCGTCAGCAGCGGGTCGGCTGCGACTCGGCCAATGCGCCCTTCCAGCTTCGCCTTCGTGATGTGCGAGGCGAAGTACGCGCCTTCGACCACAGAGACGTAATCGCCTTCCCAGATGTGGTCGTACTGCTCCGGCCGCTCGGCCAGGTCACGCTGCCGCTGTCGCTCCAGCATGGCGGGAAACGCCGGGTTGTCCCGCCAGTTCAGTTGAACGACCTTGTAGCGCGGGTCTTTCGATCCCCTGAACCGCTTTTCCACCGCAGCGGTCTTGCGCTTGGGGTTCCATGTCACCCAAAGCTCGGCGTTCCAGCCCTCGCCTTCCTCCCGTAGCGTCGGGATGACGACGGTCCAGGCTTCCTCCACCACCGGCTCGGCCTCGTCCACCCACAGGATGAGGATTCGGCCCTTGGACTTGATGGACGCGATGTTCCGGTCAAGACCAACGAAGGTGAACCAGATCCGGCCGTCACGGCTCTTGACGTACTTGTCACCCACCTCGTAGTACGAGGCAAGGGCCGGCTCTTCCTCAATCGCCCGCTTGCACTCCTCCAGAGAGGAATCGTCCAGCGAGTTCATGAACTGCCGGCCGCACACCAGCTGCCCGGTGACGCCGGCCAGGCCGTACATCATCCCCCGCACGGCAATCATCTTGGCGAACGATCGGGTCTTCGCAGACCCCCGCCCACCGTATGCCCCTCTTACGTCAGCCTCACCCTCAAAGACGGGGATCAGCTTTGCGGGCAGCGCAATGTCAACCGGCACTGGTCAGCGGCACCATGCGGAAGCCGTCAACCTGCACCGGCCCGCCGTCCTTGCCGGTCAGCTCCACGCCCTTGCTTTCGCGCCAATCGTCGGGGAACCGGGCGGCCATGCTGCGCGACCACACGGAAGCGCTGAACCCCGGCGTGACCATCCCCGACTGACCGGCATCCTCCCACCAGCGCTGCGCCTGGGCCTTCGCGGCGTCCATGGCGTCCATAAACTCGGGATGAGCGGCCATCCAGTTGTGCAGGGTCTGCTTGCTGACGCCGATCTCAGCCGCCATCCAGGCGACGGACTTGCCTTGCTTGCCGTACTCGATGACTTGTCCGCAGTAGGCGGGGTCGTAGTCGGTGGGTCGTGCCATTTCTATGCGACTCCCCGGTGATGGGGGTTGGTCGCTCCTTGTCTTCCCCGGAATCCGTCCGGGTCGGTTAGTACCCCATCGAAAGGGTCACGGTGGCGTTGGTGCCGCTGATGCTGGTCACGTTGCCCCGAACCAGCGCGTAGCGGTCGCCTGAGGTGAACCCGTCGCTCGTCGCGGTCGTGCCGAGGGTCAGAGAAAGGGTTGCGATGGTGTCCCAACTCGTTCCGGTCATGGAGCCCTCCACCTTCACGGTGACGGCGCCAGTGCCGGCGGAAGTCGTTCCGGACAGGTGGAAGGTCTTTTGGCCGGCAACGCCGTTGAAGGCACTCCCCGCACCCGTTGCAATCACCGCGTCGAGCAGCTTTTGCGACGTGACGAACTCTTTTGCCATGTCTTTGTCTCTCTATCGTTCAGGAGGAGCAGTCAGCGTCGGGGGGCCTTGACGCCCCACCATGTCTTGTCCCTCTGGTTCAGTGCGATCAGTACGTGTCGAAGGTGCCAGGACCCACATCGGGCTGAGGCGCGGGTGCGCAGTTCCGTCTGTGAACTGCGGCCCCTGCCGCTTCAGTGCAGTAAGCGCGTGCGCCGGCCGCCATGTCGATGTCTATGCTGTCGCACCAGATCTGCGCCGTGTCGGCCGCAGATACTGCCGTCGGCCTGAAGGACCCGCCGAGTGCCAGATCACCTCTGTCGTTGCGCAGGCGCGCGCCTGCGAGCAGGGTCTTGCTGCTGCCAATGCACCTCACCATCCCCCCGCGCGTCTCATCGAATTGGCCTCCGAGGGCAATGAGTACAGCGTCCTCATGCGCCGTCAGCGCATTGTTGGATTGGTTGGCCCCCCGCCCTGCGTCTATGCCCGTGCAGTTCACCAGCAGCAGATGCGGCGGCGTCGGGGATGCATAGGTGTTGTGGATGTTGAAGAGGTCCGTCTGTGCGGCGGTCGCGTGGCAATTGAACATCGCCACCACCCCGTTCCACGACTCCACAGACACCGCCCGTGCCGTAGTGTTTCCAGCGCCGCCGCCCTGGCTGAAGGTGCAGTTCTCGAACACGGCGAGGTTGCGCGTAGCGCCCGGCGCCGTATTGAGGAGCGTCACCACTCCTCCTGAGTTGTAACAGCCCTCGAAGTCAAAGCCACTATCCGCATCTGCGGCGCCGACATAGATGTTCTTCTGAGCCTTCAGCAGCAGCGCCTCCGTCGCGTTGCGGTAGAGGCGCGTGTTGGCGTTCGTGACCGCAGCGTGGTCCGCGCGGTTGATGTAGACAGTTCCTGCCGAAAGGCACCACGAATTCGGCGTGGTGTTGCACAGCGCGGGCGTGCCGACGTTGAGGAACTCGGTGTAATTCCCGAAGGCGTTCAGATTCACCCGGTCCACAACCCGGTCAGCACCCGCTACGGAAAAGCTGTAGCAATTGGTGTACGTTGCGTCAGCGCTGGGTGCGGAGAACTCGTCCCATGTTCCAGTGTTGACGCGCCCGCCATACGCGACCAAGGCCAGATCCACGGTG